GTAGGTCATCCTTAAGGAAGTTATACCAAGTGCAAGGCACAGTCGCGAAGTCCTTGTCACCGCTAACAATAATCGAACCATCAGGGTCACGGCTACCAATGATACCTAGGACATCGTCGGCTTCCAAGCGGTCCACCTTAAGAGCCGTCCACTCATCACAAGCCCAATCCCGGAGGTCACTGATGCCTAAGGGTGATCGCTTGTCCCGGCGGTGGGCTTTGTAAAGTAGGTTGATCTCATGGCGAAACGTGTAGCGATCCGAGAACACCATCGTTATCTCATCACCGTTGTCTTCGTATGCGTCGAGGATCTCACAGATACAATCAGTCACCATGATAAAGGAATCCTTGAGGTCACTGAAGTCAGAGTGGACTGTGAAGATGTCATCGTCCCATCGGATCTCCTTCTCGGCTGCAAAGGCAGCACGGTAAAGAAGCATGTCGCCGTCTATGTATATTTTCTTCATAAGTCTTTTTAGTGTGTGTCCTTCCAGGTTTTACCAATGCTATACTCACCGTCGAGTGGGCATCGGAAACTTAACAACTTACCAGCCTTGGCTAGTGAGTCACAGAATAGTTGTCCTAGTTCCTCCGCGTGTTCCTCAAGGCAACTGAACTGGACCTCGTCGTGGATGTTACCGTGTAGTTCGTAGGGGTGAGGTGCCGTCTCGTTAAATACAATGAGAGCCTTCTTCATCAACACAGCGCCACTAGATTGTAATAACAAATTAAGAGCAGAGTGTGCCGAGCGAACCGGGAGTCGTCTTCCGTCAATGCCACCTAGCCACTGCTTACCTTTGAGAGATTGCTCGATAGCATGTTGTAGTTTCTTGATCGCCGGAGTCTTTCGCATGAACTCGGCCTTAAGTCGTTTACCCTCTCGTCTGCTTCCACCAACAATAGAGCCAATCTTCTGGTCACCGGCTCCGTAAAGGAATGCATAGATGAAGGTCTTAGCATGGTCACGTGTAGGTAAACCAGCCGCCTGTTGGTTAGCTGTATGGATGTCACCTTCAATAATGGTCTTACCATACACACCCTTGTCATACGGATAGAGGTAGTGAGCAAGACACCTGAGTTCTAAGCCACTGGCATCAGCACCTACTAACACTTTACCCTCCGGTGCTGTAAACAGATCGCGACACTGGGAACCATAGACTGCACGTGAAGCTGGCACTTGGGCTACGTTGGGTTTGCTGTGGGTGCATCGTCCGGTGACTGCGCCGTTTGTATTGACCTCACCGTGGATTCGTCCGTCCTTGACTAATGTTAACCACCCTTGGCGACCCTCGGCTACCTGTCCTAGGCGTTTGCTGATAAGGAGATACTCCAATAACAACTTAGCCTCTGGTTTATCTATCTCCTTAAGGACGGCCTCATCAATCTTAGGGCGCTTACCTTCGTATGCCTCTGGCTCCCACCCCATCTTCATCAAGCGTTCTGCTATCTGGTCCCGGCTGTTAGGGTTGAATGGGATGGTCTTGGTTTTGTTACCCGTCTTTGCTGCCTTTTCAGCTAACACTTGCTTTAACTTATTCTCCTTGAGGACTAGCTTAAGGCCACCCTTGGTTGCAGCCGTGTAAGTCTTACCGTCCACCTCAACTGTCCAACCCTTCGGTGTCTTCATCTCCTCGGTGGTTGACGGGAACATGTCTTGTAGTTCGTCCCGGAGTTCAGCCCGGCGTGCCATAAGTTCTTCGGACAGCTCGTTAGCTTTCTTGATGTCGAAGGGCCACCCGTTCATCTCCTGTTGTGTCATCAACGCGGCAAAGTCATGCTCAAGAAATAACATCTCTGCTGATGGCTTCTGTGCAATGAAGTGAAGGAACAGATCCACCACCACATTAACATCCTGCTCACAGTAGTCTTGCATCTCCTTGCTCCACTGGGTCCAGTCTTCGGTGGCACCGTGGTCGTCCTTTTCGTTACCCAAGCGGAGACCCCAAGCCTTCAAGCTGTGGCGTCCTCGGAATTGCTTCGGAAACTCTTCGCCTCGCCTACAGTCCTCCGTAAAGAGATCGGGGTGCATGACTTGAGACATGACCTTGGTGTCCACGACCCGTGATGTTATCTCATAGCCTAGCTTTTGGAGTGCCGGTGCATCAAAGTTAATCGCGTTGTGACCACAGATGTTATGGCTTGAGTTTAACATGGCCACACCTTCATCTAGGTTGTTAGCATTGGAACTAAACGAGTGCATCTGGGATGCTTCCGGGTCGTAGATGGAGATACAGTGTAGATCTTTTAACCCAGCAAGAGTAGGCCAGAAGTCGATAGCGTTAGTCTCTATATCAAAGTAGAGCATCTTATGTTTTTTCATTCTTAGTTGTTGTTAAGGTTGGGTGCCGGTCTATTCCCGGCTGTCATGGTTTGTTTTACTTCGTCCAAAGGAAGAGGGAGTAAGGATACCTAGCCATTAAACTCTTCAAAAGTATATTCACTCATTCGTCCGGTAACAGTATTAAATGCAAGGTTAGTTGCGACCCCGGTGTCACCTGAGAATCTATTCTTTAACACACGAACCGTCGTAACATGCTTATGCTCAGGGTCTTGCTGGTTTCGCTCCAAGCCTATCACCATGTCAGATAGCTGTGCAATCGCAGCGGAACCACGGAGGTGAGCAAGAGAAGTTTTGTTGCCCTCTTCGTGACCTCGGCCTTCCGATGGACGCTTAAGGTGTGACACCAGGATCAACCCGATGTTACACTCCTCCACTAAAGCACGAAGCTTAGTCATAACATTATCAATCATCCGTCGTTCGTCTCCATCTTGCATGCCACTCACAACAATAGATATGTGATCAAGAATAACATACTCGACATCCATCGCCTTAGACATGTGCATCACGTGTGCTAACAAACGATCCGCATCAAGGCTGCCCCAGTGATCATATAACCACATGCGACCAGACCCTACCGTGTTAACATATGCTTCATCAAAGTTGGTGTCGGCGTAGTTAATCTCTGGATCAAGATGAAGAAGCTTACCCATCTCAAGACCAACAATACCCAAGGCGGTGCGCTCAATAGATTCCTCCAAGGCGATGTAACCTACGCTGTGTTCCGTGGTGGTAAGGATGTGGTGAGCAATGATACGACACACCTGTGACTTTCCGATCCCCGATCCTGCACAGAAGGTAACAATCTCTCCCTTACGTATACCACGTGTCATCTCATTCAACCCGTCAAACGGATACGGAATGCTTGCAGTGTTCTTTGGGTTTGTTAATCGTTCGTGGATGTCCTTGCCGGATATGATAGCATCTGGTCTCCATGCGTTGGCTTGGAAGATCGCGTGAATAACATCCCGGCTCCGCTTGTTAATGAGGCATTCGTTAGCATCCTTGAGTGGCAACCGGGCGACCTTAGCTTTACCGCTTGGAAGGATACCGACTACATCCTCTACTGCTTTCCGTCCCGGCTCGTCCTCATCAAACATCAAGATCACCTCGTCAAACCTATCAAGCCACTTAAGGTTCTGTTTGAATACCTTGGCGGCACTGGCAGCACCGGTAGGAAGAGACACACATGGATATTTGTTATCTTGCATTTGGCTGACGCTTAAGGCATCGACCTCACCCTCGGTAACAACAAGCTTCATTCCCCCCATAGGGTGTAGGTGTTGACCATAGAAGCGATCCGAGATGTCACCAAGGATCATGAACTGTTTGCCTTCGAACCTTAGCTTCTGGCCTTGGAGCTTGCGGTCGTCGTCGTAGTAGTCAGCGATGTGACAGGCACGCCCGTTGTAGTCTCCGATGCGATACCGCATGTGCTTACAAGTATCGAGGGTGATGTGACGGGCTGGTATGTCACTGTATCTTCCGGTAAGGAACTTGTCCGAGTCGGAGTGTAAAGGTTTTGTTATTTTCATAGTAGTGGGTGGAGGTGTTGGTGTGGCCTCGGCACGTGAATACTTATTGCACGAATGGCAAAAGGTAGAACCGTCCTCGTTAACACACAACGCATCCGATGCACCGCACTTATCGCACGGCTGGTGAGTCGCTATATACATCTTGTTTTTTCTTTTTTACATTAGTCGAACCACGACCGAGGAATGGACTTCTCGCACCACAGGATACCGTGCTTGTCACACCAGTCACCATAGGTTGTCTTGCTTCTCTTGTTGAGCGTGTTACTTGCTCGCATAAAGACGAAGCGTATGTCGAGATCCGGGTGCTGCGCTTGGATTAACAAATGCTTTGCCCGGTCGGACGACATGAAGCGACCTTTAGCCTCAAGGATAACACCATTATCAAGAACGAAGTCCGGTGTGTAGTGATGGTTCTTAACATACTTAATCCGCATGGACTCGTATGTAAAGCTGACTCCCGCACGTTTCATTGCAAGAGCCAGCCTTTGTTCAAACTTAGAACGGAATCGAGGCATCCTTTGAGTCGTTTTCAAATGCGTCACCAAGATCCTCGGACACGAAGCCGCCTTCTTGAGCGTCAAACGAGAAGCCACCGGAGCCACCTTCATACTCCTTAAGCTCAATCACTTGGACGGCTTTAAGTCTTAGCGTGTAACCAACTCCCATCATGGGACTGAACCAGGCCGATGGCTCGATTCCAAGGCGCAGCTTAGAGCCGCTTCCGATGTTCGGTGGGTTGTTCAATTTTTTTCCAGCCGAATCAAAGAGAGCGACTTGAAAGTGAATGAGTTTTCCTCCCACAGTTTTCTGCGCTACTTGCTTTGCGAAGACCTCGTATTCGTTGTCGTCGTTCAGCTTTAACGGTAGCTTCGGACTCCGATCCAGCTTTTTCTTGCCGGACTCCTTTACCAATCGCTCGTATTCCTTTTCGAACCACGGATTAATGGTGGCCTCAAGTGTTTCGAATTCGTCTTTGGTAAGGATAAGCTTACAGCTATACACTCCGTTCTCGTCGAACTTTGTGTCCGGTGTCACCAGCTTCGGATACATTGCGGTGCCTATAGGCGTTGTCAGTTGTTTCATTATCTTTATAGTTTTGGTTTCTTTGTTTTTCTCAGCTTCAACTGAAAAAGTATTTAGAGTCACGCAGGGTGTTAACATCAAACGTTCCGTAGTCAGGAAGGCTTGGTAGCTCCTCATAAGATT